ATGCGCAAAACCCTCGGTAAACATTGCAAAAAGGACCCGTTACCGCGCCAATGATTTGATCGCTTTTTTAATTCCATTTCGAAAATTATTTTTAAAAACTTTTGCAACTTCTTTTTGTGCGATCTTATGAAACGGAAACCGCGCTTGATATTCTGTTCGCGGATTAAAATGTATCTTCATTTTAATTTTTGGATTCCGCTTCGTTCCGCTTCGTTCCCATATACCCTCGCCCGATCCTGGTCCCTTTGCGCCTTTCGGTTTGCCAACGAAAAACTTATTCGTATCACCGAGAAAGCGATTCAGTTTTGATCTTGGAATATTCCCTGCGGCATTCATGGTGGCGCGTCCTTTCATCGGGACGAGTATCGTTGACGCTTTCGGATGTCTCGATCCGCCTTTGATTTGCCGCGCCATGTAATCCGCCTGGGGTATTGAACCTTTCACGCGACCAAAGCCTTTACCAGCGAAGCCGACTTTAGCCAGGGGGGCTTTTTTGTCTTTCGCTTTCTCGACCTGAAGACCCGTGTTCGTTGTGTATTTCGTTGGCTTGTGAAGGCGTGACTTCAGCGCGGTTTGCGTTGCGCGTCTGACATCGAACGCGGTCGCGTTGATCGCGACTTGGCTGGCGAATGGGATTTGACTACGGAATAAAACGCCAACGTCCTTGCGAAGTTTGGCGATGTCAGATTTGACGCTGATTTGCATCCATGCGATCAGGTAAATTGCTCAAGCAACTCAATGATGCGCTAGGTTCAAAATCGTGTCAAAAAGTAGTGCGAATGCATTTGCAGATTTGTGGAATTAGTATCATTGAATGATACTCGCGAATCATTGAATGATACTTTTTTTACTACGAAGCTTGACAAAGCGGTTCCCGTTGTAGCGCTTTTTCTTATAGGGCCGCACTTGCGCGAAACGTTCCGGTTCCGAGAATGGATCGGGAAGAACTCCATGATAGATTTGCGCAAGTTCTTCAAGCGTGATCCAAAGATTGCGCCCTCGCGGTTTCGAGTATTTCGATTCAAATTCGTAAATGCGAATCAAGCCCTTACACGATCCTGGTCGCCCTTTAATTGCGAGTCCGCCAGCGATTTGACGTTGGCGCATCTTCGCACGATCTTGCAGACTTTCACGGTTTAAGCATCCGCACGATTTCGTTTTGCCAGTTCGCACCGAATGATCGTCGATCTCTTTCTCGGTCCCGCAAACGCAACGATACAAACCGCGCTTCTTGCTCCAACGATCCTTGCCCGCATCGGCTATGCGAGTCAGCCGACAAGCAGAGGTTTTCAAAACAACTCTGCTTGGTTGGACGTTTGCTGATCGCGCATTTGCTTGTCGCGGTTCGCGATCCATCGATTGAGATCAGATCGATAGGTGAACGCTGGCGATTTGTCAGTTTTGTTAAGCGCGTAATACTTCGCTTCTTTGTCTAAGAAGATGCGCCAGCCTAAACGCTTTCCGACAAACCGCTCTTGCGAGTTAAACAATCGTTTATAATTCATCTTCGTTATTTTCTTCGTTTAAAGACTTGTCGATTTCTTTTAATAACTTTTTTTGCAAATCCATCACTTCAGTTTGTTGAGCCATATATTTTTGAAACATATCAAGCGATTGTATTAATTGTTCTTGGTTTTGTATTAAATAAAGCATTTCGTAAATCGCTTCTAAACGATTAATGATTTCTTTGTATTGGATTTCGTTCATTGTTTACTCGCCTATAATTTTATTCTTGCCGATATAGTTTCCGTATTCATCGAATGCAGGATGATTTTTAAATCGCACGAAATCGTATTTAATTCCGGGAATCGCTCCAGGGCGATTTGATTCGCCCTGGAATATTTCCGTTCCAATTCCGTTCAGCGTTCCGCGGATATTTCCGTCCTCGCATCGGCGCAGTTCGTCTTTCGGCGTTTCCACTTCAGGCGTAAAGCGAACACGCTTTTTCAGTGCGCTTAAAGTCGCCTTCGCGGCATCGTTTCGCGATTGCGAATTTGCGTACTCTCTAGATGGGGGAGAGAAAACCCCTTTAGGGGTTTTCATCTCTCCCCCACTAGAGAGTGCAACGTTTTCGTTTTCGTGTTTCATGTCTCGATATGCGTTTATGCGTTGCTATTAGCGCGATTACGCGTCATTCGGTGAAGTGAGAAACGGGTCTTCGTTCACGAATAATTTCTGCAAATCGATTTGATTGATCGCTTTTCCGACCGCGTCAACGTGTTCCTGCGGGAATTGAGCTTGCGAGGGCGTGACCTGATACGCGGTTCGATTTCCGCTTCCGGTCTTCATGATCGAGATATCGTATTGGCGAGGATCGCCCCAATTTCTATCGTTCCCTAATCGCTCAAGTTCGCGCATTAATCCGACTTGATGGATCTCGCAAATTTGCACGTTACTTTCGTCATAGACAAAGACCGGAAAAGCCCAAAATTTGATGGGCTTTTCGTCCTGTCCGAAGTTATTTTTTCCGAGTTGACTTAAATCAATTTCGTCTTTAGTTTTCTTGCGAACAGGCATTCCGCTTGTATTAAAAGCTCGCCAACCTTCGATCATCGAATCGTCAATAAACGCGCCGAGGATTCGGATTTTAAGCGGATTAGGATACGCTGATCCGATCGCTGAAACTTTAAGGTAAGCGCCTTGCGATTGGGTCGCTTCGACTTTAGGGAAGAAACCGATTTTTTCGTCACTAATGCTATTAAGAAATTCAGTATTTGACATTTTCGTTGGGTCCATTTTAAGCGTTGATTCCATTTGTTTTTCCGTTCGTTTGCGATTGCGTTTATGTTTGAGTTTGCATTCATAAAAACACCCCTTTCATTATGCTTTCCCGCGTCAGATCACGCGCCATGTTAAAACGTGCTTCGAATGCTAGAAGCTGATCCGATAGACGACGCTGAAGACTTGCGCGTACTGAGGGTCGCGCCGAGAGGAGAAACGCCGAATTTGCACGGGAAAGCGGTTCATACTTTAATCGGTTCGATCATCCACGCGCCCCCCTCGCTTTTTTTGCGTGGATAACATTTGAAAAAATAAAATTGCGGAAACGTCCGCGCCGCGACTTTGAGTTTCGTAAGCGAGTTCATCTGATTCGATTTACCGCTTGCGTGAAACTCACTCGCCTTGATCTCGTAAAACGCAACGCCCCTCGTAGGATCTGCGAAGACCGCCATGAAATCGGGCGTATATCGAACGCCTTCGGCGAGTTTGAATGTCACGGGTTCGAAACTATAAGAGACGATCTGTTTATCGCGCTGATACTCGTTTAAGAGTTCTGCGAAGCGTTCCTCGGTTTTACTCATCGCGCCAGGAACGCGCCTAAATGGGCGATTATGCGCTTTCATCTGCTTCGATCATTGCTTTGATGATTTCGTATGCGACTTGCGGGACGATTGCGTTTCCGAGTCCTCGCAATCGGTCCACCCTTCGGGGTATCCCATGAGCCACTCGACCCACGTTGGGTTCAGCGCTCCACCTATTTCCGCATTCAGCGGCAACGAGTTCCGATTGTATTGACTTGGTCCGCCATTGTTTGACGCGTCTTGCGTTGTCGGAGTTGGTAAAAGCGATCTCGCGACTTGCGTTTCGAGGTTCGGAAATTTGTAATTCGCGGTTTTCATTACATCCGCGGCCCCGCTCGTTGCCGCTCCGCTTCTTGGAGTTGCCCAAAATCCAGACTCGATCGCGTCGGTGCGGGGCGTCCACGGCGCAAGCTGGAACAATAATCGGTTGCACGGCGTAGTCTTCGCCTTCCAGGTCAGCAAGCACTTGGTCGAGGCCCAACGTGACATGCCCAGCAACGTTTTCAGCGAGTATCCAAGTCGGCCTTGATGTTCGGATAATTCCAAACATCGAAGGCCAGAGGTGGCGGTCATCTTCCGCGCCTCGGCGCTTCCCGGCTTGGCTGAAAGGCTGGCACGGGTAGCCTCCGGTAAGCAGGAAAGGCTCGCGAAATTCAGTTGTTGAAAATTGCCGAACATCTTCGAATATCCGAATTCCTGGGAAGTTTTTTCTGAGGACTCGCTGAGCGTATTTTTCGATCTCGCAGAATGCGATGGTTTCGATTCCTGCCCATCGGCACGCGAGGGCGAATCCGCCGATTCCGCTAAAGAGATCGATATGAGTTCGAGTTGCTCCATTCATTTGCCTAACGTCAGCGGTTGCAATCGACACCATTTCTCCCATTGCTCGCAAAAGCGTTTCCATGCGATGTCGGGATCGGGTCGCGGGTATATGTCGAGATCGGGATGCGATCCCTTGTAATTGGTATCGCATCCGACGGGATCGATCCACGCGTCAAAGCGTTTCGCAACGTCGTCTCTCATTTGTTCTTGCCCTCGATGAAAGCGCGAACCTCGCTTCGATAATAAATCCGCGGTCCGCCCGGATAAACGAACGTGTAAGGAATCTCTCCGAACTCGCGTAAGAATTTGTGATATGAAACGCCGCAGATACTCGCGGCTTGAGTCGTGTTCAGGATCTCGGAATTCGAGTCGCTAAACAGATCGGTAGATCGCTTTTGCGCCGTCAATGGCGCGGTGTTCTCGTCCATGAAATCTTTTGCAAATGCGTTGAATGAGCTTGCAAAAGAAAACTACAGATATTATTCATAGTCGTCAAGCATAAAATAAAAAAATATTGCAAGTGCCTGATTTTATGTAATGTTATATTGTAGCATTTTAGAAAACGCAGAAGATTTTCCCTCAATGAATGCGCTTGGTTATAGGCGCGTTTCGTCCCGTGATCAAATAAACGGCACTGGTCTCGGTCGGCAATCTACTCAAATTAAAAATTTTGCTCGAGAAAAAAAGTTTAATCTTGAGCGCATTTTTACGGAAAAAGGGATTTCCGGAGTTGTCGAGAAACGTCCCGCATTTTCCGAGATGATTGCCTATGCGGACGCGCGTGATATTAAGATCATTATCATCGAAGACATGACGCGACTGGCGCGTGAACTATTGCTTCAAATGCAACTCGCGACGTTCATCGCGTCCAAAGAGATCGATTTGTATTCTGCGAATACGGGCGAGAATATTTCACGCGCTATCTACGACGATCCGATGCGTAAAGCCATGGTACAAATGCAGGGCGTTTTTTCTGAGCTTGAGCGATCCACGTTGACGCGTCGCATGAAAGCGGGACGCGATCACCAGCGGGAAACGGGAAAGCGAAACGGAAAGGCGATCAAGACGGTTGATCGTAATGGAAAGATTCGGATCGAAGGAACGCCACGATTAAGCGAGAAGCAACCTAAACTCGCCAAGCGCGTCATCGAGTTATCGAAACAAGATTTGTCTCTTTACCGGATAGCTAAGATCGTGAACGCCGAAGGTTTTCGGTCTCGTAAAGGAACGCCGTTGCATGGTCCGCAAATAAAAAACATTTTGCGCGATTACAAACTCGGCCTGATCAATACGTCCAAAAAGCCTTGCGCGGTAGGATATCAAGATGAATGAAGTGCGATTGAATCGGGCCTTTTTGGGAAAGGCCGATTCCAGAAAATCCGATTCTGCGCGCTTGCTCGAAACATTGCATAGCGCGCTCGCCGCTAATCAAAACGTCAGCGCCTATACCTTTTATATGCGCTGACCCTCCCACGCCACCGATCCTCTTATTATAACGCTCGCATCGATACGCTGATGAAAGCGGCATCGGCCCGATTGCGTTCCGCAATTCCTGAAGCATATCGACAAAATGTTTGTCGTGATCGTCTTTCAAACAGCATGGACAACGCCACTCGGCACGCGTGAAATTTGGCGCTATAAGGCTATACATCCAGGCGCCTATTAAGGCGATTGATTCGCGTCTCGTGTATATATGGCATTTTTGGTGAGGTGAGCGATTACGCCTCGGGCAAACCTTCGGAGTATTGCGTTTTGCCGTCAACGCGGGATGCGGTCAAGCAATCGCAACCGTTTGCCGCATCGATAGAATCATAAGAAACGTGGACCCAGCCGCTATGCGGGTCGCCAGGAATCCAGTATTCGCTAATAACCTGCGAGAAAGAGAGATTATCGCGGATAAAATGGACAAGTTGAAGATTTGAGATTTCGCTTGAGAATGCTTCGCAATCGACGGCGGCCTTAGTTCCGCCGTCTAAAAAGCCAGCGATATGACTTGAGGAATCGCTACTCCCAATCAAACGATTAATGTCGGGGTGTCGGTAACCTGACGTAATTTGAATCGGTCCGAATTCCTCGCGGAGCGGTTCAAGAACGCGTTGACAGATCGCGGTCAAATTGCACAAAACGCGGTCATTGTATTCGTTCTCGATCCCGTGCCTTTGCCCCGTGTCGCTTTTCAGCATTTCGCGAAGCGAAAAGTGCTTGGAAAGTTTCATTTTCCGTCAATCAAATCGATTAAAGATTTGTGCTTATGCGAGCGATCTTCCGCAATTGCTTTATCGAGTAGCTCTTTTGCCGCTGGCGGGAGATTCTTTTCGATAGCGTCTTCAAGATGTTCTTTGGCTAAATCTTGCGCCTTATCCATAACAAGGTCTTTTAATAAATTACCGATCATCGGTAAAACTAAAGAAGGGATCATATATCATCCGGTTTGATAGTTGCTGGTAATGCATTCGTTTCGCTCTCGTTTTTGTTTGGCGGGTTTCCGCCGTTCGGGTGAATCGGTTCAGGCGTACTTTCAAACCAATGCTTCCCCAGCATTCCAATGATGGGCAGGAAGGCTCCAAATGCGAGATTAATGAGGTCCTTCCCGGACGAAGTAAGCTCTTCTGGTTTGTTAATCATTTTGACAACTAAAAAGCCAAATAAACCAAACGCCATTAGACTTATTATTAAACGCGCCCAAAATCGCAGTTTTGCGATCTGAACGTCTGGATCAACTGGCGCTTTTATTTTTACTGGTGCGTCTTCCGTTTTCTCGACTGTTTTTTCGATTATCTTTGCCACGTTTTACGCCTTTCGCAAAGTCTGAAATAGAAAGTCTTTTTGACTTTCTAATTCTCTTTCTACGTTAATAAGTTGAGTTTTCATCGATGCAATATCGCCTGCGATCTTAACCGTTTCGTCTTGCGTTCGAATGATTAGATTCTCGAATTTATTTTGATTCTCTCGCCGTTCTTCCTTCGCGGTTTTCTCCTTCGAATGAATGTAATATCCAAGCGCAACAAGTCCCGCAATTAAAAGAATCTCAAGTAACGATGCTTGAGCAAAAATCGTGTTCACCAATTGCATCGGGATATCCATGACGTCTTGCGATTGAGTCGATTGTGGCGATTCGTACAAACGCGGATCGTAACTTGTTTGCGGAAAATGGTGATCCATTAGGTTGGTTCGTCAGGCCACGTTACATTTTGCAAATTGCCATTTTCGTCAAGCGTCGGCGTTGCGGTAGATGGTAAATCGCGCAAAGCTTGGCGATAGGTTGCCCATTCGCCGAGGGTCAAATCGGAACTTGCTCGCCAATCGGTTTGAGCTAATCGTTTATTTCGTTCAACTCTAAGTGCATTCATGCTCTGTTCTGCCGTGAATCCGTCAAAAACCCATTCGCTCCCATTCCAAGAATGCGCAGATGTAGGACGTTTAGGCACTTGAATAGAATTTTCCGGTTTAACTGCTCCGATTACATAATCAGTGTTATTTTTTATCCAATACATAATATTTTAAAATTTTAATGGTTCATTCGTACCAAAAAAACAGCAAAAACTAAACGATCGGCGTTGTCTGCAACAGTAATCCTTAAAGTCCCACTCGAAGGAATTGATGGTGTTATCAATGCAGTCAAAGACTTTAATACTGTTACTGAGTTTGATGTAGAAATATCATAAAATTCAAAGCCACTTTCATCTATTCCAAATTCTCCATTGCACATAACAAAATACCGTTGACCAGCAGTATATGAAAAGTCTTGGCTTTGGTTACGATTTATTAATGGATCACCTGCTTCAAAAATTTCAATAATTCCAAAATCGGATCTAGTTGAAAATGAAACTGTTGTATCTATTGTCGTATTCTTTAATGTTACAGATCCACTTGATTCCGTCAGGATCTCAGTCGATCCGTCTGATTCGTGAATGCCACCACTCGACGGTAAATTTATTTTTCCAGGCAATAATTCAAGATTTCCATCGGCCCCTGGATCGGTGACGTTTCCAAGCGTCAACCAATGATTATTGCCCGCATCACGCACTTTTAAAACGTAAGGCGCTCCGCCCGTTGTATCTAGCCAAAGCATTCCCGCTGCCGTTGACGAAGGCGCAGACGTTCCAGAGTTTAAGGATTGAATCGCGCTTAAAGCGCTGTTTATATCGGCGCGGACCGTTGCGCCTGATGCATTATCAATGACGTAATCGTGTTGACTCATTTTTTAACTCGCTAGGGTTTCCGCAAATACTTGAAGATTTTGAACTTTGATATTGTATTCGGAGTCGGTTGTTTCAGGGAAAATGCGGAATTGATGCGCACGCGCTGATCGTTCTTCCGCGTAAAAATCCGAATATTCGCCATAAGAAGGCGAACCGCTCGGATCGTCGTTTGTAGATCGCACTTGGATTCGAATTGAGGTTTTATCGAATTCGGTGTCGTCCCAATCGGTATAGGAATCGACGTTTCCAGGTCGCGAGTCGATTAAGTCAATAATGCTTTCTGAAATCGTTTTTATAAAAGATCGCAAGCGGACCGTTTTCACGCTTCCAAGGTCCATCGTATTCGCGAAATCATATTGCGGTTTGTTTGTCGAATATCCGGCGCTTGAGGTGTTATAGATTCCGCCAAGCGCGTCAAATCGCAGGATATTATCAAAATCGCTGATTGAATCGATTTCGTTTTCAGAAACGATTTTCAAAATATTGTCAATTGCTTCGACTTTGTTTTTTGTGCCTGAAAACGCGGTTTCCTCGGTGATCGTCGCTTCGGTTGCGAGTTGCGTCAATGACGCGCCTGATGAAACGATAAACGTCGGAAGAGATACTTGATCGCTGGAATCATGCGCTCTGATCATGTAAGTCCCTGCCAAAAGCGGAACAATTGCGCTGGATTGATGCCCTGCGACGTTACTGATCAACGGAACACCTTGCGACCATGAATTTGCCGAAGAATCAACCGAGTGCTTGATTGAATAGTATCCGCCTTGAACGACATCAAGATCCGTTGATAAATCCCATTGCAAAAGCGCCATAGTACCAATTGAATTAACGAACAAACCCGTGACCGGAGAAGGGACCGCATCAAGTCCGGTCGTCGTAAGCGATACCGTGGACGCGGTTGATTTTGCGCCTTCAATGGCGCGTGATACGATGCGAAAATCGAACGTGCCGATTCCGATGTCGAGTATTTCAATCGTCGTTTCTACCGTATCGCCAACGACCTCAAACTCCGATGCGCTTGACGCTTTAAACGAGACTTCGTAAGCCGCTAAAAAGTTGTCGCTGATATCGTTCCAGTTCAGCGTGACTTTTGATTTAACGCCTGCGCCCTCGCGAGTAAAATAAAGCGTTTCGGTTGCAGTCAATCCCGTGACCGCCGAGATCACCGAAGGATCTCGGACGGTAATGGTTGTCGGAGTCGCGGGTGCGGTACCGATAGAACGAGTATAATTTGCGTCATTATGCTCAATCGCTTTGATTTTCATTCCGCCGTTGGGATTAATCGAAACCTCGCGAACTCGAAACTCTTTATTTGTATATGATAAGGGCGACCATGTAAGCGTTACGATATCGCCAGGAATCACGTTGCCGCTTTCCGCGGTCGTGTTCATAGATACCATAATGCTTGAGCGCGATTGACGAACGACGATTGAAGCGATGTAACGCGCTTGCTGAAAATTCGTAACGCCTGGAAGATTGATTCGCTTAATCAGCGGAAGATTATTGTCCTCGGTCAGATAGGTCGAAAGCGTTGATGATTCGTTATTTGGATCAGGCCAAGTCACCTCGGTTGCTTTGTAGTCTTGATCAGGATCGAAAAACGTCGCGATGCATTGGTTAAAACGCGAGTTTTTTGAAGCGTTTTGCACCGATAATCCGCCGACGATTTTTGTCGTATCGTATGCAACGACCGGAGTTCCTGAAAACTCCTGGTCGGCGTGCAAATAGTATTTTCCTTGAACGTAATGGAGTTGACCGAGAAACGACGTTAATATGATTTTGACGTTATCAATCACGCGGTTTTGCGGTGACAAAATAACGTTGCAAGTAAAGCGCTTATTTCCTCCCGCGTCCGTTTCATCGCAATAATCGCGCACCGCATTAAACGAAGTCGTATCGATCAGACTTGACGAGATCCCCGCACCGTACCGCGTATTCGTTAAGTAATCTTTTAAGATGTTCGCGGGGTTGTCATCGTTACCCGTAAGCGTTCGCCCTGAAACGGTAAAGAATACTTTTGGAGCGCGTGGCATATCGGTTTGATTAAACTCAAAACGAAACATCGCCGCGCAAACGCCTTTAAACGCAAAGTCGGTTCCCCATGATGGAGGATCGTTCACCCAGCTATCGCCAGACGGCAAACTTGCTTGCATTCCCGCGTCCGCTCCAAGAAAAGTTTTCGTCTTATAGATCCCACTTGTTACGTTTGCCGAGCTTGACGCGCTCGCGGGTTCGGTCGTCACGGTGACGCTTCCGCATTCGCCTTCAGATAGCGCGTAATAACGATATAAATACTTTCCAGGGTTTGCGTTTGTTTCTTGGAGAACAAGCGAACCTTCCGTTCGTCGCGTTCCGTATATGATTGGCAAACTCGCAAGCTGGGGCGTATAAGGGTTGAACGTAATATTTGCCGCGCCGCTTGTCGTTTGCGCGTCAATGATATTCGTTGACGAATCAAAAAGATTTTCGGCGTTATCGGTAAGGATTTCGCCAGCGCCAAGAACCGCGGGTCCAACGGTTTCCTCGTCAACCGTTAAAGTCCCTTCAGGAACGCCAAGCTGGTTTTCAGCTTCTCCGATAAATGGTTCAGCTATCGTTTCAACGACTTCGATTATTTGCTCACCCATCAATCAAAACCGTCTTCGTCGTTTTTTGTTTGTAGCCAAATGAATCAATCATTCGAAACCAGCGATTTCCGTTTGAATCGTATTTGATCGCACTTGCTTTGTGCATTTGGGCAAACCGCACGATCTTGTCGAACGCGTCTTTCCAAAGCGTTTTCAAATCGATTTTGCTCGCTTGCTCTTGGATCGCGGAAACACAAACCCAACGCAAAATCGTCTCGCGGGATATTGGTTTCGTTTCAAGCATTGTCATTACAAAAAACATTTCCTGTTTTTTGTCTGAGCAAATCCAGACATGCGCTTTGTCTTTCCGTACATATAAAAGATATTCCGATAAACAAAACTCAAAGTTTTCGCCCCAAAGATTCGCTTTTTTGGCGTAACCTCGAAATTCTTCCCATCGTTCGCGAATCTCCCGTAATTCAAGCTTTCGAATCATTGGATTCCCCAAGTCAGCTTTTTGCCGACCTGGGATCTAAGCGAAAACGATTTGTCGCCGTCGAAGACGCGTTGTTGCGAATCGTCGGTAAGTCTTCGTCCCGAATACTGCTCAAGATGCGACCATTGATTTGCAACCGTCAAACGGATCGATGAATTCGTCGCGCTTTCGGTATATTTCAAAGACGAAATCGTTCCCGCATATATTTCAAAAGGCGCATCGATCACCGCGCCTGAATCGTTGATCAATGCGAGATAAAGATTCACGTTTTTGTCAATATGCCCGTTTGTGAAAAGATCGGTCATAATCGTGGTCGTTGCCGCGGATAACGTAATCGAGATCGCGCTCGTATTCATGGATGATTGTTCGACGATATCATCGAGGTTTACGATATATCCGAGCGGCTGATAAGTCGCAGAATTAAAGACGATATTCTTTTGATGATTCGTCAGATAATAAGTCGTATTCAACGAAAGCTTTAAAAGCGACGCGATCCCGAATTTACCGCTCGCAAGCGCGTTTTGAATATCCGTTGAAAGTCCTCGGCTCATTTAGAACGCCTCGCAAAATTCAATTTCAAAAGCAAAGACTCCCGCCGCGCCCGTCTCGTATTCGATGATGTTTCCCTGCGAGCAATAAACTGTAAACGGAACCGAGTTGTAAGTGATTGCGGTGTTATCTGCTGGCGAGGTTTGCAGTTCGGGTTCAATGCTGATCGTCGCGTTTCCTGACGTATCACAAGTCGCGTCCGCGGTGACCATGTAAACCTTTGTATGATTTGCAAACTTTATGAAGTCTCCCGCTTTTAAAACGACAAGCTCGGCGCCCGTAGGCCAACCATCGGAAACGACTGAGCGCCCCGTTTGGCTTGCGCCATTGATCAAAGGCGTTCCGCCACCTACGCCCTGAGCGCTAGAAATCACCGGAGGCGTAACCGTAAACGTGTCGAATTGTCCACGTTGCTTGATGATAAACGCGTGGATCGGTGCGAAGTCGGAGCGTTTCATCGGCGCGTAAGATGCGAATAGCTTAAAATACTGACCGCCTATCTGACGCGCTTGTCGTCTTCCGCTGATTGCTCGTTGAACAATCGTCGGCTGATACGATTGAATTTTTAGATCCGCAAATGCGGGTGATGTCGGAAGCGCTCCGCTCATATTGCTCTACGCGTTTGCTTGTTCAAACCTTGATTGATTATGCCAATCAAGGTGTTTTTTCGTTCCTGGAGTAGCGCATCAATTCCTCGCGCATCGACCGCGTTGATGTAGATCGCAACGTGCGTCGGCTTTTGCATTTTATCGTTTGACGTAATCGATCCGCCTTTCCTGCCCATCGTTAGCAATTCAGGACCGCGTTCACCTACGAGGTAAGTATTTCCAGCGTTTACGTCTCCGCCCATGTAACGCCCTGGCGGAGATTGCGATGCGATCTTTGCCACGTTTGCCATACCTAACGCGTAAATCGTTCCCGCTAATATCGGGCCTAATATCGGCCCAGCGGTTAATGCTTTCGTCGCGGCTTCTAGGGTACTCATTGTCGTGTTAGTGATTGCCGCGGCTTGATAGATTCGAAACGCTTCAATTGACGAATCCGCAATGCCAGCTGCGAGACTTTCAATCGTTCCCATGCTTGAGCGAAACGCTTCTTGCTCGGTCTTTTTGCGAGCTTCTAGTTTTTGAGCTTCTAGCCTTTCGTAATTCTTGGCGCTTTCTTCATACTCGGCATCAAGCTCGGCGATAAGTTGCATTTCGTCTTCGTGCGCTCGTCTTCTTGCGTCTGCTTGTTTTTGCAAAACGTCCTCGACCATTTTCGAGGTTGCCATTCCTTCACCGTAGAGTCTCGCTTGTTCTGTTAGTTTGTCGTTTTGGAATGCGATTTCATTTGCGGTCGCTTCTTCTTGCTTTGCGAGTTTTTTGGATATCTCACGCTTGAGCTTTGCCGCTTCTGCGCTTTTATCAATTGCTTTGATTTGGGCGTTTATTTCTTTGCGTTGCTTTGCGAGCGTATCAATTTGTTTTTGTAAAGATTTTCGCTGAGAATCTACCGTAACCGCGTTTTTTCTAGCGCCCATTGAGAAAAACGATGTTTCTTGCGTAGTGTCTTTCAACGCGTCGCGCTTCTTTACAAGCTCGTTGATTGTTTCTTGTATTTTATCTTTTAAAACTGGAAGCGGTAATGCGGCTTTTTCTATATTCTCAAAAAATGGATCAAGCGCCGCATTTGCCAATCGGATCGCTGGCGCAAAAAGATTCATCGCTTTTTTGGTAAGCGAATCAAGTCGGTCGCCTAATTGTTCAGACGCTCCAATCGTTTTTTTATCAATAATTAATCCGAAATCGTCAAATGCTTCTCCCATCCTTTTAATCGCTTCTGGTCCAAGCTGAAGCGTGTTTAAAAGCTTTGCGCCTTCGGTATCAAATAAGGAAAAAGCTATTCTAACTTTATCTGCGCTTTCTATGGTTTTGCTTGATAAAACTTCAGAAATTTCAAATAAAAGATCGACGTTATTTTTAAGATTCCCTTGATTATCCCTCAAGGATATCCCCATTTCCTCAAATGCTTTTTTAGCTACACCAGTTCCTTGTGCCGCTTCTGACGATCTTCGCGTCAATCTTTGAAGCGCCATATTAAAAGAATTTATATCCATACCGCCCTGTTGAGCGGCTATCTGTAATTTTTGTAAATCGCTTGTGCCAACGCCAAGACGGGCCGAAACCTTGCCGATTTGATCCGCGGTTGATCTTAATTGCGAAGCAAGCGCACCAAATCCGCCAACGCCAATAAGACCCAAAACCGCGCCTTTTAGACCGCCGACGCTAGATTTAAGCGATCCCATCGATTTATTAACCGATGCAAACGCCGCTTTAGTCTTATCGACTCCGCGAATTTCGACTGTTGTTGATACGCTCACGCTCGTTTTTTATCTCGAAATATGCGATCCAGGTCCGAAACTCGATTTCTTCCAAATCAAGTATTTCCGCAATCGATTTGCAAAGTTTCTCTGCAAGAAAACAAACCGAGTAAAGATCAGGATCGCTTTTTAGTTTTTTGAGATTTCTTCTTGTTTGGGTTCCGCTTTTTCGAATTGCTCGCAGATGAATTGAACGACTTCGGGATCGACTTCATCAATGATCTGGTCAAGATGACCGATTTCGAAAAGTCGTTTCCCGTTTTCGTCACGCGCTTGAAAAATTACGCGTTTCGCCATTGCCTTGTCCAATTCCTTGTCAACGTAATGCTGAACGATTTGCGATCTCTGCGAGAGTTTCATCGACGGGCGAAAATAGATTTCAATCGGTTTCCCGTTATCGTCCAGCCATTGAGGAACCGCAAAGGATTGCAGTTCCTCGGCTAATTTTGCGGAATATTGCTTTTTTGCAATACCGAGAATTTTGCTCATTACGCGTTATTTAATGTGAGCGTTCCGGTTCCCTGAAAACTAAAGGAAAACCCGATTGGCGAGTTAAGCGATGCCGTAATTGAAACGCCCGTGATGATTATCGAAGCTGAATAGTAGTCGCCCGCCGAGCTTCCAATCGGGTACAACTTTATAAAAAAAGTCGAGTCTCCGCCCGACAAAGCGGTTTGAATCGATTCCTGGCTTGTATCGTCATCGTTCCAGAGTGCTTCAGCGCTTCCAGAAAAAGACGTTTGCCCAGGAATAAAAGATTTTGTCAGCGAGGTTCCCATTTCGCTTGTTTCAATCGCGTCCGCCGCTTGTTCGAGCGTCCATGATTGAAGCGATGCTATCGCTGAATAAGTTGAATCGTCAGGCGAAGTTTGGAGAACTCCGCCATTTCCAGATGATGCCGCCATGACTTCCTTTCAAATTAGAGCGCCGCATCAGGCGCGTTCTCCGCATTCTGATAAACGACTGTATATGAATGCGTTATTTTTCCGATTCCAGTTGACCCGTCACCGGATAAAGTAATCTCGACGCTTGATAGATAACTATCCTGCGCGAGATCGTTTAAAGTTATGTCGCCGCTCATTGCGACCTCGATTTCTTTTCCAATCTGGTCGAGAGTGTCATCGACGTTTGCGGAGTCGGTCGCGTATCCCTCAACGATCAACGTAAGATCGCGAGATACGTTGCGCGTTCCGCCCATCGATTGCATCTCGACGGTTTCCTCGGTTGTGTAGATACACAAACCAGCAAGCCCCGCGTTTTCCATCGGATAAACGCGAGATTGGAAAACATTCGATCCGGTCGTCGTCAGTCCCGTTAACGTGGTCGCGGCGCGTTCGCGTATTTGTCGGCGCAGATGATTAGCCATTTACGTTCTAAGGCGTAAATTCGTCATTCCTTCGCCGTCGGGTTGCACTTCTACAATCGTGTAAGTCGTTCCCGATATTGCGAGCGTGTCGCTTTGCACTACGTTTGGAACATCCGACGTTCGAACAATGGCGGTCGGGGTTGTGGTTTCGACCCCAACCTCGCCGCCTACGTCCTCGAGCGAATATTCATTTCTTAAAAGAGCGCTAATGGTCGAAGACGATCCCGCGGATACGTCCGTAAAAGTCGCATCCGTAACGCCAAAATCCGCTAAGAATTCCAGGCGCATCGCGTCGTCTTCGACTGCCATTAACCGGCTTTGCGCTTTTTGGTTTTGGTTTCAGACTTTTCCAAACCGACTGATCGATTTGAATCCGCCTTTACCGCTTTTTTCATTGCGAGCAAAGCGTTCGCGTCCTCGTCCGCTAGATCATGACTTGATCCAGCGGCGAGGTGCTGACCCTTTACCGCGCAATCGTTTACGATTACGACTTTCATTATGTGGTCATATCGAGACAAGCGGCGAAGCTTTGAGCGTGGCGAACCGCGATATCAATTTCTTGATGAACGACGATTCTAACGCTTCCGCTTGCGCTGTTTGTGTAAGGATCAACCAAAACGTCAGGACCGCCACCGAAAACGCCCATCATAAGCTGGGAGAAATCGCCAAAGATTATCGCAGAACATTCTCCGCTTGTTGATCCTTTGGTTAGGTTGCTAGGTACGTTGGTTGAGATTCCAAGACGATAACCGTAGATTGAATCGTATGGATCGTTCAGGATCATGTGCGAATCGGTTGAAGCAACGCGCACGGTATTCGCCATTTTGGACTTCGCTTTTGGATTTGTAATAAATCCGAGAGTCGCCGCATTTAAAGCCGCGTTATCGACCTCGACCTCTTTTACTAGGTCGGTGACCATTGCCCATGTTGGCGCGCCGCCATTGGTTCCAATCGCTACGCTTCCGATCCCGCTGGTCTGAGTGATTCCGGTCGGCTCATTGGATGCGCCACCTTCAATCGCTACGTCCTCGATCTTATTCGCAACCGCGTTTAAGAGATCATCGCGAACGATTTGCTCGATGGAAGGATCGGACTCAAGCAAGAGCAAGCGAGAAACATCGGTTCGCGCTCCGAGTGTTCGACCTACCATTGTGATCTGCGCAGTCGTTTGCGTCTGATCGGCTACGTCTCCGCTTTCCGCAACAAACGCGGCGGATGCGCCAGCGCTAATCTTTGGAATTTGGACTTTAGTATTCAATCCGCTCATGATCCGCATTCCCATATCGGAAAGAATCAGGCGAGCGCGAAGCGCTTCGACGAACTCGTTAGCGAGTTGAACGGAAGGCGCGAAGAATCCACCGGAAGCGTTAGTGCCGACGGTAAGTTCCCTCTTTTGATCAATTCCGTAATCTCTCCAAGCGAAATCCGGGACATAGAATCCCTGCGGTTGTTTTCCGCGCTTGTTGGCGACTTCTTGGCTCATTTCGGCTTCGAATCCGGCTCCGCTCCAATCGCCACGGGATGCGGCGTTTAAAGCTCGCAAAAAGCTATAATTTCGCTTTTCTTCGACGGGCTTTTGAACGGGTTCAGCGGCTGAATCAAGCGGCTTGCTTTCGATTTGCTCAAGCAAAATTCCGCGGAACTCTTCCAGGCTTGTATTTCGCCCGATTGCCTCCTCGCCGAGATCGCGCTTATTATGGCGAGCCGCGAGTGCCAAGATTTCTTTATTTGTTTTTGCGCGTTCGGCAAGTGCCTTTTCATGAACGGCGCGAAGCTTTGATTCATCAATTGAATCTCCGCCCTCGTAATTATTAATTTTTTCGATTGCGTCCATCTTTGTTACATCCTGTTTTGATGGTTCATTGATTTCTAATCTTCCCCGATTCAAACCCACCGTAGGATCGGCCGGAACGGAAACCAAACTTATCTCCATGATTCGGGTAGATACTCGATAAACTGAACGCCCTTCAATTTTCTCGTCTTGTTCTTCCATCGACCGGATCGAATAACCAATTGAGATATTAGAAAGGATACCATTACGGATTTGCTCAAGCGTTTCGCGTTGTAGCTGGGTGGACGTTCCCAATCTAATCACGGCACGACTTTTCAAGTCGCCGTCGCGTTTAACGCTTTCCACAACTCCCAAAACTCGCTCCGCATCGTGCATGAAAAGCACGGGAGCGCGACCGGATTCCAGGAAAGTCGTATCCATTCTTCCCTGGTCTATTATTTCGTAACCAAATTCGCGCAAAACGGGTTCTTCGCTGACGAATGCCACGTTGAAACGCGTTTTGTCTTTGTCGTCTTTTCGAAGTCGAACGGAACGGTAAAAGGTCGCATCGATTCCGCGTTCCTCGTCTTCGTCATTATATGCGCTTTCTTCCATTTCCATTTCTTCGTCGTCATGCGCTTTTGCATATTCAATGATCACCGAATCGGGCGTTTCCTCGACTCCGATTACATGGCGAACGTGGTTTTCTAAATCACTCATCTTTTCCTTTGCTAGATAATGGGTGCGCTTCTGGTAAAAGGTCGGTGTCGTGTTTGCCACCTCGAAAACGTAAATTTCTCAAAACATATAAGAATGAATTAACGCGGGAATAAGCCCACGATTCCGCGTTACCGATATTCGGTCGAACGCTGGACGGGTTCGTTTTATAGGCGGCGACTCCGCGCTCGAACACGATTTCAAGCGTCCTCAAAGTCGTTCGTTTCCGCGGGTCATCGCCTACCTTTTCGCGGTGTTCTTCGAGTTTATTTTCTAACGCTTTTTTTATGGTCGGATTCTCGACTTGTCGATCCGGTTTGCTTGCTTTCGATAATCGGGAAAGCGGAAAAGCGACGACTCGATCCGATTCCTCATAATTCTCATCATTCAAAACATAAACGCGGATTCGGGCGATAGGGTCTTCGATGGTCGCTTCGATTGTCTCTTGCCCGACTTGCGTTTCGCCCTCGGTCCTGATTGAGACAATCCGACCGAGGTATTGCCCTTTGTCCGTTCGCCAGTTGACGAAATCGCCGACTTTAAAACTTGTATATTCTTGACGCGTTTCAGAATCGATTTTTTTCATCTGCTCGGTTTTGCGGATAGACCAATCTCGACCCTCCAAATATCCCCACAAATAGCTCGCGATCAATCCAGCCCCTGGATAACCGTCGGCGGATTCGTTGCCGAGTTGATTTTTCGGCGCTTCTAAATCCACCGCATGACGCGCATGGAAAGACCGCATTCTTTTAACAACGTCAGGCGATAGTTCTTGACGTTTGACAAGCTGATTAGCGCGGATCACTCCGACGCGAGTTCCGCCCCTTCCAAACTCTTGACGCCATTCAAGACCCTTTCGCGCTCGGTTCGCCATTGCTTGAGTTGGAGTCAAATCGATTTCCTCCCCCTTATAAATCATCGTCGTTTTTATTTGGTGGCTCATATCCGGGCAATTTTGGACCTAATGGGAGCAATAGCATTTCGATTCCAAATTTTTCGGCGAGTTGTAAATCGGCCTGAATTTGCGAAAACACCGCTTCCGCATCGCGTCCGAAATGCGCCTGGACATCGCTCGGCGAATAAATCCCGTTTTGCAGTCCATCAATCCAAGCGCGGATTTCTTTTTGCGGATCGATTGGAGAAAAGCCTCGCCCTTTGAAATGTGCGGCGCTTGCGAACTTTTCGAAACGATTATCGGGAAACGGTAAAACGCCCTTGGCGATTCCGATTGATAACCACTCGCGGAAAATCGGTTCGGCGAAATGCTGAATCAAGAATTTTTGAAGCGCTTTGAAGTGATCCCGTTCCTCGGTTGCGCCTTGGCGAATTGATGAGTAGCTTACGCCTTCGAGATTATTGGATAGCGAAACGTATGAGATTCCAAGACCCGACGCGATAGCTCGCAAAACTGCTTTGTGAAAGTCGCCGAATGCGGTCATTGGGTGATCAGGCGACCAAGGCTGAATCTCGACTCCAGGTTTTAGTTGCGTAATGCTTCCAGGTTCAACGTCCATAATTGGCGCAAGGTCCGCGAAGTCGTCGCCGTCGTAAGCTTGCCCATCTGGCGAGCTTAAAAATAGCGACTTCGAAGCCGCCAAGCGTGCCGCGATCAACTCCGCTTGGAGATAACCGTTTAACATATGTTGCGATTCCATGACGGGTGCGAAGTGCGTTACGCCCCGCGTTTGTTGGCTCCGCTCGGTCGTATATATATGAATAATTTCTTCCGCAGGAACGCGGACGCGACCCGCTTTACGATAGCCGTAGCCGAGATCGTCGAACGGATGCGATGGACCGTTAAACATATGATAAGCAATCGGGCGATTAAAATTATTGATTTCAACGCCCATGATGATGCGATTTCCCGTATCTTTTTCGCTGGTGTTATATTCTTCATCGAGAAAATCGGGTTCAATCAATTGGATCGCGTAACCGTAATCGTTGTCGGCGTTTCGGATATGCTTGACCAAAACCTCGCCGTCGCGGATCAGTCCATCAATAATCAAATTTTGTAAATCAATCCAAGAATATTTCCCCGTAACATCGCAAACCCCAGCGCGGCCCCATTCGCGCCAGCGACTTTCGATTATGTCGTTTCCTTGTTGATCAAGTTCGCCAAGAATCTCGTTCGGTCGCGGAATGTTACGCGCTTTGCTTTGGAAGTGCAGACCGTTTTCTCCGACAACATTAGTGCGGAATATTTGGAGCGCCCTTTGCGCGTAGGGTTCGTTACGGCAAAGCTCGCGAGCGCGGTCGCGTAGTGCGCGGAGCGACGAACGGATTTCCTTGTCGGCGCTTGACGAAGGCGAGAGAAAGTCCGCCAAAAGCCTTGAAGCTTTGGCGGCCTGATACGACCGAGCGTAAATCGGCCTTTGTGTTTTTGTGTTTTGCCGCCATGTTCGCGGATCGTACCAAGCCATTACGGTTTTACGAATCGGGGTAAAATATTCATGTCGGTCCGTTGTCCTGCTTCGGCCCGTGTTTTATTTATCTTTGCCTTGACGCGTCCACGGTAAAAATCAAGTTGCGATCTTACGTCGTCCATACTTTTCAGCGTGTTTGATCGATCTGATACGGAATAAGAATCGGTAAGCTTTTGCGCCAGCGATTCCATCGTCGCTTCCAAGTGATCGACCATTTTTTCGTCATGATCGCGAGGATCGGCGGTCGATGTTGCGAGGTTCGGCAATACTTCCCAAATACCCGACGCAATCTCGATGCGTTGGTTATCGCTTGAGCGAGTAATGAAAGCGTTCCAATTGTAAGTCCCCGCGGTTAGGCTTGCGGTGTTTGCGCTTGGAATCTCGATCAGATATTCGCTTCCGCTTTCAGTCGCGGCGAGGGTGAAGTTCGTCGAACCCGCGCCTTGCAAACGGGCCTCGTATGAAAGCGCATAACTCGCTAGCGGATAATCGCTTGCGAGATCGTCACGTTTCCAAACCCATCGATCACCAACCGTGAGAGTTTCAGGTTCGACGTTCGGATAGTTCGTTGAGTCAAATAAATTTGCCATTTACCACTTTGTTACAAAGTTTTTTCGCCGTCTCGGTTGCATCGGTTTCTCCCTTCGAACCTCGCTTAATTTAGAAGCGATTTTGCGGGTGTCCGCGTTAAGCGTATGGAACGCGGCGAGGTTGTAGACGAGTAGATCAAGCGCTTCGTTTCGAGTTCTGATTTTCTTGAATTCGGTTCTTGGGATTCCTCGACTGTATCGGGTGACGAGTTTCTCGGATGTAAGCTGGCGGATAAACTCGTCATCTGCGAAATCTCCGATATGGAAATATCCTGGACCGCTTTCCGAGTTTCGGAGACGCGTGAAGAGAATTTGCTTAATCGTGTTGACTCCGAGCGGGAAGACATTAACGCGGCTGGCGTTATTCTTACTTGGTCTTCCGACGATTGGTCGATCTGATCCGCCGACCCCTTTCGCGATCCAAACACCATTCCCGCCCATGACTTGAGCAAATTTATAAACTCGGTCGGGTTCATAACCTGAATCGATAAAAGTTCGTATGATTCGGAGATCATTCCCGGACGGATGCTTCCATGCGCGTCGTAGATATCTTGCAAGGTCGTTCCAGACTTTTTCGCCCGTTGGCGCTCCGTAAAAAATCGCGAGGTCCAGCATCCAAAGCTCGTCCAAATGCCCGTGACCGCAGACCAAGCACTCGATACGGTCCGATTGAACATCGACGCCAGCGGTGAGTACTGAAATATCTCCGTGCGGAATCTCGTCATCGTATTTTTCAATGCGCGAAAATAAGTCGTGTTCATCGATATCAACCGCGTCCTCTTCCCACGTTTCGCCCAGCGCGGTATTGATGAAGACGCGAAGCGATTCGGTCCCGTGCGCTTTTGCTTCTAAAAACTCCCTGACAAGTCCTTCGAGACTTGTCCAGGGTGAGGAAAGCGCGTTCAGCGAGAAACCCGCGATCCCGTGAAAATCCGCCGTCGCGTTCCAACGTCCGTTTTTGATTTTTTGCTTTCGCTCGATATCGGTCCAAGCGGTTTCGCATTCCTCGCAGATGATCCGCGCCGTTTCTGGTCGGTCTTCGTCCCATTGAACGTGTGACCACTTGAGCGCCTGCCAATGACCGCACTCGCATTGAAGCTCGAAAAATCGCTGATCGCTTTGCTCGAAGGCCGCTTCGATTCGAGACGCGCCTTTGATCGTCGGCGTGGAAAACATCGCGATCTTGCGATTGAAATAATTTTGAGTTCTGCGAATCCCAAGACTGACCGGATCGCCTTCGGTTCCCGCTGACGGCGGAAAACGATCGATTTCGTCCATCAGCAAAACTCGAATCGGTCGAGACGCGAGTGAAGCTGGCGAGTTCGATCCGCTGATCGTTAATCTTGCGCCGTTGAAAAATATTTTTTGCAGGATCGTATTGTCGCCGTCTTTGCTTTTGGGATCGCCGATTAAATCCTTGAGCGCCTTCGTCGTTTCGATCAATGGCGCAAGCCGATCCGTTGACCACGCCCTCGCCATTTCGAGAGTCGGTTGAAGAACTAAAACCGGACCGTTTGCGTCGTGATGAATAAAATATCCGCATATATTATTTAGGATCTCGGTTTTGCCGACTTGCGATGATGTCATGACGACAATTCGCTCGACCGCGGGATCGTTGAAAGCGTCCATGATCTCCCGCTGATATTCGGCGCGTTCGGTTCTCCATTTCCCTGGATTGGGAGAACCGACCGGAAGTATTCTTTCTGTATCGCTCCATTGACTAACCGTTAGCCGCGGCGGCGGCTTCATTATTTCCAGAAGCTCCGAGGCGAGAGATGGTCGATCCAATCTCCGCAAGTGCTTCGCGGCAATGTCCTTCGATAATTTCTTTACAGATTGTCGCATCTGATTCAGTCGCTACGATTCCCGCAATCGAAACAGGCATCGCTAAGATTT